ATACGATCAACACTATTCTACAACAGAAGATGGTTTCCAAGTTATGGATATGATAAAACAACTTGGTATTGATAAAGACTTCTGTCAAGCAAATGCTATCAAATATCTATGTAGATATGGTAAAAAAAATGGTCACAACAGAAAAGACTTATTAAAAGCAATTCACTATATTGTTTTATTGATGAGTAGTGAAGACCAAGAGTATGTAGATCAAATAGAACAAGACGCAATAAAAGCAAATAAGAAGGAGGACTAATATGGCGATTGATACAAATGTATGTTATTTTAAAGATGATGTAAATAAAAACTTATACAGAAAGAAAACATATTATACACTAGTTGTTGAACAAGAGGTATTGGCAGACAATAAAGATGATGCTGATAAATTGTTTACAGAAAATGGTATAGATCACTCTAAAATTAATGGTGATATAACGGAGACAAAAGACGGTGTTGAAACTTATATGGTAGATGCTAACTATACAGAATCAGATACCACAAAATATATGGGTAAGGTACTTTTTACTGATGAAGAATACGCTGAAGAAGATGGCGATGTTGAAATTGACACAGACGCTGATGAAGTAATGCCAGATGTTGTTGATACACAAATACAATTAGAAGCAGAGTTAGCAAGAGGAAAATAAAATGATGTTAGATTGGTTTATATTATTACTATTTATTGCGATGGCTGCTGTATTTGTTTTATCAAGTAGAGAAGTTTATCTATATGTTAGTTTAGTATTAGGTAGTTTAATTGAAGATATTAAAAACTTTTTTAAGAGAGGTAAATAATGGCAGAATATAGCTCACACGATTGGCGTAAACACACAGATGATGCTGTGATTGTAGATGGTGAACACATTTTAAAAGTAAACGATAGTAAAGTTTTATTTAAAAACCCAAAGACTCTAAAAGAACAAGAGGTAGATGTATCAAGGTTGATAAGAGTATTTGTAAACAATGTGGTAGGACACAGAAAGAGTATTAAGTGAAAACTATAACAATTACTGTAAACAAAAAAACTATATCAGATGTTTATAATCAAGTGCGAATGTGTAATGATCTTGGTTTTCCAAACTTTCAAAAAGGTGAACCTATTAATAAATTAATGCAAGAGATTAAAAGAGATATTAAGAAACAAAGAAAAGAAGACAAAGTGGTTTTATGGAAAGAACTATTAGAGTTTTGGCCTTTGACTATTGTTGTTCCAGGAATGTTAATAGCAATATTGTGGGGGTCGTATGCCCTTTAGTGCTAGTACAGTAAGAAATACCAGAGAACAATTTGTTTTACAAAAAATTGAATACTATAAAGTTATGGAATATATGGGTAGATCAGATTGGAAAAGACATTATTTTGATACTTACAAAGAGGCAGTTAAGTTTTTTAAAAATAAAAGATTAACAAAAAGAAAGGTATTGATTTTTGCTTGTAGAGATAATGAATTAGGTGAAGTATCCACAGGTTTAAACGATAGATTTATTGATGAGTAATCAAAGACCAGGTAAAGTAGAAAAGAAGTTAGATAGAAATGGCGATATGCAAGTCTATAAGTTTTTTAAGACTGCTGCCAAGTTATTAAATGAAGAAGGTAAAGAAGACGAAGCATTCTATATGGAACAAATGGTAGATTGGTTAAAAAGTGGTAAACCATTACCTACGAGTGAAGAACAAATAATAAAGGCACTAGGAATATGACAACTATAAGTTGTAATATATTGAAAAATAGGGGTGATATAACCCTCGAATCGGGTGTGAAATCCTTGTCAGCGTGTCGCTATGCGACAAAAAAACTAGTAAAATCAACGTTTTTTAAGGGGTTGACAAATAAATCAATACCTGATAGAATAAAGACATTATTAACTACTAACAAAGGACTATAATATATGATGTACACAAAAGAACTAATTTTCGCAGAGTTTAAAGAAGTAACTAAAAAAGACTTAAAAAAGAAAAAGTCTTTTACTAATAGAATCGAATATCTAAAAGCGTTAAAAGAAGATATGATTAAAGTACCTAAAAACTTTAGTAATATTTCTATCACACCAGAACAACTTCAGAATACAATTGATTGTTGGTCTGCCCCAAATCCAAGAGATGCTTTTTATAAGAGTGTTTTCGGTATGACATACGCAGAGAAGAAACAAGAAGAAGAAGCCGAATACTATGATTTAGACGATGGTAAAAAAGTCTATATGAAAAAGAAACCAGAAGTTACAGATACAATACAGTAATGACAAAAAAAGAGAAGTTAGATAAGATTAGAAAAGACTACGATAATTATTGTAGATCATTAGGCGTCAATATTGATTCAGATTATAATTCATTTGACGGTTATGATATGCCAAGTTATAAGTGTAGGCCATCTGTTCCGACTTCAGATAGAATTGTAGGTGATACTAAAAAAAGAGTTTACTCCACACAAATACCTACAGGCAAAACAATTAGTGTGGCGTATAACAAAGGTCCATATATGATCGTTGATGCTGTGGACTTTAAAACAATGGGAAAAAAGGTATAGTATGAGAACAATGATGATGATAACTATTTTAGTCCTGATGACTACAATGGTTAAGAGTGAAGAAATGACGGTTGATAAGATTGCTAATAATATAAGTGAACTACCATCTAAAGTGGTAACTTTTATTGGTAATGAAAAGCAGAAGACTATTGACTATCAAACTAAAGTTTGGGCAGATCAAAAAGTTAAGAATGCTGAAATGTGGTCTAAATTAAAATCATTATTTAAAGGTAATAATGATTCATAAAATTAGTGATTTCTGTTTAAAGGTTGATGGTGTCAAAAAGACAAGTGATAGACTCTACAACCTTAAATACAATAATCCAAAGACGCCTGAACGAGATATGCAAATACAAGAGCTTATTGATGATATTCAGGCGACTTGCTTACTAATCGCAAACGATAAACAACCTTATGACAAATAAAGATATAACAATTAAAAATTTAAAAGATAGAAAAGAAGAAATAAACGAAGAATTAGAATATAAGAATGTGCAATCATTAGAAGATGAACTGTACGAAATAGAAGATACATTAAAAAAACTAGGTGTGAATGAGAATAATACTGTTAATTTTAATTAGTTTGTTATTAACAAACTGTACTGCAACACGAAGTAATGTGGGCGCAACTTTAGGTGCGACTACCACAACTAGTGCTTGTGTATCAATGGGTGTGAATGACCCTTATGTGATTGCGGCTTGTGCTGTGACTGGTGCATTTGCTGGTGCAGAGATTATGTACAATTCAGATTATGATGTACACAATGCTACGTTTGTAGATCATTTAAATACAAGTCCTAATGGTTCTTCATATACTAATTGGTATAATTCAAAGACTGGAAATAGTGGTATCATACATACAACGTCCTCTTATTTAAAAGGACCATTTAAGTGTAAAGATTATAGTGCCACTGTTGATATAACAAACAACTGGCCGTTGATTGGTGTTGGTAGTGTAAATAGAGATACAGTATTTGGTATTGCGTGTCAAAAACCAGATGGACAATGGATAGAATATAATGGATAAGTTAAATAAAAAAAGAGTTTTATTTTTAATATTTTTAGTTTTACTTTTAATACCTGGTATTGTAAGTATAGCATTTTCAAGTGAAAAAATATTACATAGTAAAATCAAATCAATATCACCAGAGAAAACAGATGGTCAATATTGTTTTATCAAAATTATATACAAACAAGAAGGTGATAATATTACTAAAGAAGAAATTTTGGAGTGTGCCGATGGTAAAAAGGGTATTGATACACCAGGTTATTGGGAGTTATTTGCTCAATTTTATTATAGAGATATAGGTACACCAGAGTATTGCCGATACTACGATCGGAATAAACACGCTTTTAAATCGCCAGGAAAAGTATGTTTAAATGTAAATGGCGAATGGGAGGTTAGATGATTAAGAACTTAATCATAATCTCACTAGTTATTGTAATTGTCACAGGCATGTCAGGGGCTGAGTTTTTAGACCACATAGCGCTGGGACTTGACAAATTACAAGAATTAGTATATAATGTACAAAGTGAGGTTAAATAATTATGAATAAAGTGAAAAAACTACTATTAGTTGTAGGCGCAGGTTTATTACTTGCCAATTGTTCTGCAACTTATAAGATGAAAAGTGAAAAAGGTAAGGTATTAAATAAAGTACCTAACTGGTATATGAATGACTTTTCAGAAAAGAAGGCATGCGATACGCCTACTTTTGGTAAAGACAAAGATAGAATGTGTATCTTTGGTGTTGGTACTGCGGTGTCACCAGACTTATCTCTAGCGATAGAAAAAGGTATGATGATTGCCAAGGCAGAAATGGCAGACATTATCAAAGGTGAGATGAATAAATCTTCAAAACAATTTATTACAGAGATTGGTAAATCACATAACAAATCAGTGGTAACGGAAGTTGAGTCAACGATAGTTAACTTAATTAAAGATACACCTGTTAGAGGTTATGAAATCTTTGCCAAAGATGTAACTATAACTAAAGAAGGTTATTATAGAGCGTGGATTGGTTTAAGATTACCGATGGGTGAATACAATAAAATGTATAACTACACAATCTCAGAGGCAGTTGACGCATACAACGTAAAAGAAAAGGCGAAAATCGCTTACGAGAACTTAATAGGTAAAGACGATGGAAATAATAATATACAGTAAAAATAATTGTGTCTTTTGTAACAAGGCCAAACATATGGTAAAATCACTTGGCCTTGAATACACAGAGAAGAAAATGGAAGACTTTGATTCTCCACAAAAGATGTTAGAAGATATAGGTAAACCTGTAAGAACTATGCCTCAAATAAAGATTGACGGTAAGTTGATTGGTGGTTACAATCAATTAGTTGAACACTTTGCAGATCAAGGAAAGGTAAACTTTAAAGGTGAAATCACTAGTGACTAAAAATAGAAACGATAATATTATCTTATTTCCTACAAATAAAATTGTAGAGAAGTCAACAACTGGTCCTGTAAAAGACGATAAGTTTCAAAAAAAATTGGCACAAGAACAAACAAAACAATTTATAGAAACTACAGTAGATGATATTAGTATTGAACTATTAAGAAAGTTTTATAACTTGGCAATCAAAACAAATAAAGATACATTTACTAAAGACTTGGCTGTGTTAGTTGATGTAATGCGTGGTTTGATTTATAGAGATTTTGATATAAAACACCCTGCTCAGATACTATCTGATAAGTTAGTAGATTTAAAAAAGTTAAAAGATGGTTCGCAATCAGCAAAGATAGATTATACAAGTTTACTGGATACAAAACATAAACAACATAAACCATTTAGTCCAGATATAAAAGATGAATTAAGAGATATAAACGATCAAGCAGGTATGTTTGATGGAGATGACATAAATGATTAAACAAAATTCCACAGGAATCGCCTTCGCAGGTTGTAAAATAGTTTTATTAATAAACTCAAATATAAGAAGGAGTATATAATGTTAAATACATTGAAAAACCTATTTGGTAAAGACGAACTAGTAAAAGTTAAAGTTGCGAAAAGAACTGCAACAGAAACTAGAGGTAGAAAAACTTTATCAAAAAAACAAAAGTTACTAAATCTTTTATCAAAAGGTGAAAACGTAACTTGGAAATCAATTCAAACTAGATTTGATTTAGAGTCACCTAGAGCGATGATTGACACTTTAAGAGCTGAAGGTCATATGATCTATGGTAACAATGTAAACGGAAAAAAAGTTTACAGAATGGGTACACCTACTAGAGCGATTATCGCTGCTGGTATCAATGCGTTGTATGGTACTAAATTCAAGTACAACAACCACAAAGTATCTGTTAAGAAATCAGAACTTGCACCAATTGATGCATAATTAAATAACTGAGCAAGATGGGGCGCTTTGGCGCCCTGTCTTTTTTTATTTTATGGGCTTTGAATACGGTATATTACTTTTTTTTATAGGTTGTACAGTGACCTTGATAGGTTTCTTTACAGCTTTTCTAGTCATAAATTATAATAAGAAAAAAGAAGAAGAAAGAATTAGAGAACAAAACAAACCTAAAGTACACCCTTATGGTGACGATACAGTATGAGTAATCATTTAAGAAACATTAGAGCACTATTTGAAAATGCTAAATCATTTGAGGTATCTCGTAAAGTTGATACATATGAATACGAGTCTTTAGAAAAATTAATATTAGAAGACAATATAAGGTACAGTGAGGTAATTGAAATATTTACTGACAAAACTTATAGAGAATGGTTTTATCAAAGAAATTTTAGAGGTAAAGAATTTAACATTACAAGGTATTCAGAAGAGTGATTGATGAAATATTAATAGACTTGGTTAAGAAAGATGTTAAGGGTGATGACGTTGCTATTTTTATGGGTGGTGGTACAGATAGTGCCACACTTTTATTTACTTGTTTAAGACTTGGTAAGAAACCTGTTGGTTATTCTTTTTTCCTAGATGGTAAACCCTCTTACGATTCATTAAAAGCAGAAGAGATATGTAAAACGTTTGATGTACCATTTGTACCTGTACCAATGTTAACAGAAAATTTAGTAGAAGATTTTAAATTACTTGCAGAAAAATATAATTGTAAAAAGAAAACACACTTTGAGTGTACGTTTCCATTTATATATTTGTTTCCAAAAATAAAAGAGAAGTATATTCTTACAGGTGTAGGCGCAGATTCACATTATGTATTAAGCAAAAAAGGTATGATGCATTTTAAACATACAGTAGAGTTGATGAATAAGTTTAGGTATAATTACTTTCATAACACACCAAACGCAGGTGCTATGGATCAGTTAAGACAATTTTGTAAAGAATATGATAAAGTATTAAGTGTACCATACTTTGAAAAAGAAGTTTACGATTATTTTTATGATAAGAGTTGGGAAGAAATAAACAGACCTGTACAAAAACATTTGATTAAAAAATGTTATAAAGAATTTGATAAGATAAAAGTTAAACCACATATCAATTACCAACTGTGTGCAGAGATAGATCATCTGTTTGAAAAGTTAATTGATGTAAAAGAAATAAATTTTAAAAATAGAAAAAGAGTTATGGACATATGTAGAGATTGGTACGAAAAAACTCAAAACAATACAGGAGCAGTTTTACCTATATGATATTAGTTGATTTAAACCAAGTATTGATTTCAAATTTAATGGCTCAAACAAGAGGTCAGTTTGATGAGTTACCAGATAAGAATATGTTAAGACATATGGTACTTAACTCATTACGTGGTTACAATTTAAAATTTAAAGATGAATATGGAACGCCAGTGTTATGTGCTGATGGTGGTGATCCTTGGCGTAGAGATATATTTCCTAATTACAAATACAAAAGAAAAAAAGGCAGAGCAGAATCCGATATTGATTGGTTATCATTATTTAAAATGATTGGTGAAATAAGAGATGAGATTGCTCAAAACTTTCCATACATTGTATTACACATAGACAAAGTTGAAGCAGATGATATAATCGCTGTACTTGTAAAAGAATGTCATACAAAAGAAAAGATTTTGGTAGTGTCAGGCGATAAAGATTTTATTCAATTACATAGATACCCAAATGTAAAACAGTATGCACCTATACAAAAGAAGTTTGTAGAATGTGACGATCCAATTAAATACTTACACGAACAAGTAATTAAAGGTGATAGATCAGATGGCGTACCAAACATATTAAGTGCTGATGATGTATTTGTAACAGGTACTAAACAAAGACCTATAAATAAAAAAAGATTAGAGGAATGGGCGAATATAGAAAACATACCTCTTGGTTCAGAAACTAAAAAGTATTATGAACGAAATAAGAAGTTGATAGATTTGGACGAGATTCCAAGTCATATATATAATGATATACTAAATAAGTATAATACGTATAAAGTAAATGACAGGACGCTGTTGTTAACTTACTTTATAGAAAACAAATTGAAATCATTGATTGAAAATATAAATGATTTTTGATAACATGCATGGAGAAATATAATGGCAGAACAAAATCCTCATTTGATTTCTAAAAAAGCAATGGAAGCGATGTCTACCACATCTGGTTCATCATATCCATTAATTAATGAAATCTTTTTAAAGGTTAATAACGCAAAAGACAAGCCTAAAAAGATAGATGTTTTAAAACAGTACGATAAGCCTGCTTTAAGACAAATCTTAAAAGGTTGCTTTGATCCAAAAATAGAATGGGAACTACCAGAAGGTACACCACCATATATTGAAAATGATGTACCAGCAGGTACGGAACATACACTTTTAATAAATGAAACCAAAAAACTTTGGCACTTTGTTAAAGGCGCAGATGCTGCAACAAATAAACTACAAAAAGAAACTATGTTTATTCAAATGTTGGAAGGTCTACATAAGGACGAAGCAAAAGTTTTATTAGATATGAAGAATGGTATTTTAAATAAAACTTATAAAGGTCTAACCGCAGATATGGTAAGAGAAGCATTTGGCTGGAACGCCGACTTTGTAAAACCATAAAAAATACACGAATCAAAGGGTGCGACAAGTTGTTGTTCACCCTTTGTTCTTCACAAAACCCCTCATTTTACTACCATTTTTTCCCAAAATACCTATTGACAAACACCTCTTTTTAGTGTATATTATAAATATGAAAGAGAGGATATTATATTATGCGTAAATTTATGATAACGGTTGTTATCTTAACAACTACATTAGGTGTAGTCTTAACTAGTTTTATGAACTCGGTTAGGGCGAATGAGTATAACAAGGCAGTTGTAGGTCACGTTATACAATCCACTGTTAACGGAACAAATGTTGACACCAGTAAACTATTAGAAAATGAGATGGAAAAACTGGCTCACCAATTTGCCATTGAATCGATTACAATAATACAAGCATACCTACCACAAATTTTAGAAGGTATTGCAGCAGATTTAAGACTAAAAGCAGATACAGAATATAAATGTAAACTACTTGAAGGATCAAAAATCGAAGATGATTGTAAATAATTTTTTATCATTACCTATGGAATTACAAGTTTTGTTATTATTTGGTATATATGCGTTTATATATGAAACAATAAAAGGGATAAGAAGTAAATGGATAAATCAAAAGCAAGAAAATCAAAAGTGAAAAAAATTATAAAGAGAGAGTTGGCTTCTCGTAAGAAGTACAAAACAACTTACAAAGATATAAAACACTATTTTGATATTATCAATAGAACTGTATTTGATAATGTGTTATCACCATTTAATGATATTCTAATCAAAAAAATTTATAAAGATAAGACGGATAAAGATTGCTACGGTCAAGTCGTAGTTTGGGAATGGAAAAGAAAAGGAACAAGGGTATTTCATTTAGAAATGCTACCTGAATATAGAAATAAAAAAGATTTTGTGGATACGTTAGGCCACGAAATGGTCCACCTGTATCAAATGGCCAATGTAGGTGACTCTGGAAATCATAATAAATTGTTTTACAGTTTTAGACCAAAGTTAAATGCAATCGGCCTTGACTTATAATGAAAGAGATATATTATGCCAGAAGTGAGAAAGAAAAGCAAAGAAATAGACCATTACGTTAAACAACACGTAGGAGAAGCATTGTTACAGTTAAGAGAATTATCTAAACCAAGTAACAATTCAGGTGTAAGTAGAGTTTACTACACAGGTAATTGGGTAAACGACATTTACAATAATTACACAGAAAAACAAGCACAAAAGATATTTGATAACGCCAGACAATATTCAGATAAACTGGACTTCTTTCAAAAAAAGTTACCTGAAACTTATGAAGATTACAACGAAAAGACTTTACAAGCATACGAATATGTAGCGAGGGTTAAGTGAAGAATGTAATTAGAACATTGATGGCAGTATTTGTTGTACTATTTGGTACACTTACATTTTTACATTATGTTGATGATGTAAAGGTAAGAGCAGAAGCAAGTATGCCACATAAACCTAACTTTGAAAACACAAACAATCAACAGTTTTTAGATAATGTTTTAAAATGTGTTGAATATGTTTATTGGAAAAATAATAAATTAGAAAAAGTAAATATAGAATTATTACTTGCTCAGGCTAGTTTAGAGTCTGGTTGGGGTGATAGTAGATTTGCTAAAGTTGGTAAAAATTTATTTGGTATAAGAACATATGATTTAAAAGAACCACATATGTTACCCTCTAATAATCCAAAGAAGTGGGGTGTAAAAGTTTATGAGCACGAATGTTATAGTGTAGAACACTATATAAAAATACTAAATAATGGTAAGAGTTTTAGTGATTATAGGAAGTTGAGAAAAGATGGAATTGACGACCCTATGATATTAGTTGAAACACTTGGCGCTTACGCTTCAGATAAAAATTATTTTCCTAAAATCAAAAGTATAATAAAGAAGATTAGAAACGAGTATAAAATCAACTAATGTTTTTAACACTGTTAACATTTCTATCGGCCATATCTATATCTGTTATAGCGGCTGGGTATTCTATCATAGGTCTAGCGACATTGTTTGCTGGCGCTGTGATACCTATTATTGCTATGGGTTCAGCATTAGAAGTTGGTAAACTAGTTGCCGCCAGTTGGTTATATAATAATTGGAATAGTGATGTACCACGCTTACTTAAAGGTTATCTATTTGGCGCAATCATTGTATTAATATTCATAACATCACTAGGTATTTTTGGTTTCTTATCAAAGGCACACCTAGATCAAGTCAAACCTACATCAGGTAATAATATCAAAATAGAATTATTAGATAAACAAATCAATCAACAAAATTTAATTATAGAACGAGCAGAAAAACAAATAAGTTTAT